TAGAGGACTACGAGAGGGCCATCTTTGAGAGCCTGACCTGCGGCCAGCCGGAAGGTCACGTCATGTGTGGTCAGGTACGCGTCTATGCAGTCCCGTTCCGAGGGGGATCGTGCTCTACTTAGGCCTCTTTATGACGGTAGTCGGATCTTTCATCCTAGGCCGATTGGTCGGGCTAAAGAAGGGATTCGACCGAGGAATAGTTCGAGGGCTTCTCGTCTGCGACGAACTACAGAGAGTCGCTGATCGCCGTGCCATCCCGGTAGATCGCGACGAAGCTACCAGACAACTTCCTAGAGGCCGGGTCGAAAGACAGATCTAGTTTGGCCACCCGGACTATTCCAGGCACTGCCAAAATGTGCTTTCGGTACAGCCCACGAACGGCCGTCAAGTCAGGATTTTTCACACACACCTCCTGAAGTAGGGGGAAGCCTAGGTTCGTGTCTGCGAACCACTCACCTTTCAGGAATTGTAGGCGCTGCTTGACTTTCTGCGCGGCGTAGTCTATATCGTCGATAAAGGTTGCTTGCCCGCCGGCTAGCGAGATGTCCCATTCCGGCAAAATTCGGCCGAGCACTAGGAGATCATATCACGTCAAACCGCATTGACGGTTACAGCTCCACTGGACAACATTGATGGCGGAGGGCTCCCCCAAGTGATTGGCACGCCACCTGCATTCGCGCCGGTCATTGCCGCTAGTATGCCGTTGACCGCCGTGTCGACCAGGCCGGCAAGAGCGACTGGCAATGCAGATGACCCTCCGAGCAAGAATTTGGTTGCGCTCGGCTTGCAGACCGGCAAGCAGAAAGAATTCGACTGGGCGTGTAGTGCCTGATCGGCCGGTATCGAAACAGCTTCGTTGTCCCATCCTTCGGCCGGGGACTCTTTACAGTAGAATAGTAATACTAGGTCCCCGGCCGCAAGATCGCCGAAGTCGGCGTGCGAGCGAGCCGTGCCGAGAATCAGCACAGGCACGGCCTTTTGAACTGGACGATCTTCGAAAAATGTGCCACCTTCTACAGTGGCGACCTTCCTCTTGACCAACGGCTGGACGTCCGCCGTGTCTCCGTCCGAAGAGACGACCTGCCCTAGGGATATCGTCTCTAGGTTGGATAGCCGGCTGTCAAGAATCTCACGAAGAAGGTCAGGATCCACAGGAGAAGCATAACATGCGCAGACGAGTAGTGACTGAGGTGTTGACAGATTTGTCCGGCAGACACTGTGGAACAGACGCACAGCTATGCCGCTTTCAGACATGTACCTACCACTGTCTACTATTCCGCACTAAGGGGGAAAGTACCCCGCTGAAGTTCGATCATTCGACCAGCCGACATGTTCGTTTATCGGCCTGCATACAGTCCGAAAATAAGGCGTTCGGAGCATGACCTGGATCTGTTACACCGACCAGAAGCCGAACGAGGGTACAGTTTTCCTGATAAATCTATGCCCAGAGCATCCACGCTGGCATGAGCGCACAGGTCGTCGCTTCGTCAAGCTAGTCGACGCGTACAACTACGGGCACCTGCACTACCGATCGATCAATTGCCCGCACTGCTACTGGATGTATTTGCCGGACGTACCTACCCGTACCTACGGGACTTGATCTCGTATCCCCAGCCGGACGACCGGGTATCCCCCTTGGCCGACAGGTTTTCGATCCGGAATTGCCCTTTCACGTGGGCGGAGTCGATCCGCACGACTCCGCCACAACGGAGCCCCGCGATCAGTAAACAGCTGGCCGAACAAACGCCATCCTGGTCTACTGTAGGGCTACCAAGCAGCCCGGTCGAGGGTGTTAGAAGGACTGCCTGTCCTGGCATGACGCCGCCGCGAAGCAAGAATTGTACCTTGCCCTCCTGGACGGACCACTCGATTCCGGCCGACTGACATAGCTCATTCAGTCGACGGCTGGCAGACCCTTCAAGGACTTTGCCTCTTGGCAGTACGACTGAGCCAAAATCTATCTTGGCCAGATTGCCAGTCCCGAGGCCGAGCGCTTGCAGGCAAGCCAGCAGACTGTCCCGGACGTTCGACTTTGGCCCGAGCGCCTGGCTTATCCGGGCCTTCTGGTAGGCCTTAGCTCCGTCTCCGGCCCCGAGATTAGTGACCCACGTCGGGCCCTCTCGCACGTGGTCACATGTGAGCAGGTCACCCAAAAATAGCAGGTCTGGACCAGGGTCGACGTACCCGGCCTCTAACTTTACCGGTATTACTCCGACGATCGGTCTGGCTCCAGGACCTTGCTTTTTGGCACGCCCTTTGGCCGTAGAGAGCAGGCCGGCCAGGGCAGACCGATGCTCTTCGTTCAACCCGCGGATTGAGATCGTCGCCTGATTCGGTTCGGGCTTCAGACTTTTTGCAACGTCAAAGGAAAAATCGAAGTTCGGCAGGAGCAACTCGCCTACCTGTAGCTTCCAGGCCCTTCCTTGTAGTTGTCCCATTAGTCGACCGCCGGCTGATAGATTAGCTGGACTCTCTTGCCCGGACCTAGATCATAGAGACCTGGTGGGGAGATATCGGACGCTGTGCCTAAGTAGACGAACAGATCGCCAGACGGTACACCTAGTCGCCCATGGTAGGGTGACAGTAGCGATCGCAGGGGAAGTATCTTCAGAGGACCACATAAGAGTACGCCTGTACTGTCATACAGTGTCAGGTACCACCTACTCTCGAGTACACCCCATGATAGGTCCAGGACGTATTCCTCTCCGTCCAGGGTAGTCCTTAGCCGGTAATACGCGGTCCCGTCGGATAGTGTAGGTAGTTCGATCATTACTCACCCAGTACGTTCTTGCGGAAACTGGCCACCACTCCGGCGAAGTTGTCTCCTAGTTCGACTAGCCGAGACAATCCGCTAGCCATGGCCTCTGGGTCGGCTTTCGACTCTTCGGTTGCACCGTCGGTAGACTTTCTCTTCTGGGCCCCTGGTTCCGCCGGCACAGCTATGGCCTCCGTCGTCTCCGAGGACACGACGATGATCTGTTTCAGTGTGACGGTAAGCTCTATAGAGGACCCTAGATCCAAGGACTTAGTCGGGGAAATCTCCGTAATCCGTAAATTCTCTATATCGTCTATGTCGGATATTACCCGGCACATATAGCGATTGGACATGACCGACTGCAAAGTCTGATACGCGTCCCACGGTCTGGCCAGCGGGCCATCGTACGTCCAGACATAGACCGCTTGCTTCTTATTCCTTTGGGCCGTCGACTCCTGCGTCTTCAACTCCGGTTTTGACCCGCCGGTAATCGCCGAAACCAGAGCGCCGACCACAGACTCCGCGTTCAGTTGCACTTTCGACTCGGGAATTTTGAGCTTGACTAGCTTTTCCTTCCAGGCCACCGAGTCAGGTAGCTTCAATTCCTTGGCGGCCCAGTGTCCGACCTCTCGGTCTAGCATCCCAGTATCTGAGGCTGATGTAGGGTAGTTGCTCACTACCCCCTTCAATGTGACTTGCTTTGGCTGCACTATTTGATCGTCGGTGATTGTGCCAAGCTCCGTCGCGTACTCCGTGAGCTCGACCGAGCAGACATGATCTTCGCCGGTCAGCGCGTCAAATTCCAGCCAGAAAGTATCCCCGGCCGAATCGTTCCACATCAGGACAGTCACCCGAACAGTCTATCACGTGAAAATAGATCAGAAAAGTCCTTGACCTTTCCGGCGAAATGCCGTACAGTATATTGTCAGCAAGGAGAAATCAAAATGACCGACCTAACCAAAGACTACGCAGCCAGCCTTCTTGATTCCGACACTAATGAGGCCGTTACAGCGGAAGACCTCGGGATCACCGAGGAGCAGTACGGTCAGTTGGTCGACGAGTCGATCAACTGTGCACAGGCCGAGGGCCATGTGCGTGCTACCAACGGCCGCAAGGTGTACGCCTACTGACATTCGACCTCCCGCCCGCCCGCCCCTCACCTCATCTAGAGGCAGGGGCTCAGGGAGTTGAGAAAAACATGAAATATCACATCCCGAAAGACCCGGAGACACTAGCCCTCCTAAAAGACGCCGTTCGGACTCTGAGCCGAGGGCGTCGACCAGAGCAGAAGTCCATCCGAGCACTATGGGACCATGGGATGGCTAAGATCGACATTATCGGGGTCGACTTTGACACTCGGCGACTCGGTCTAAATAAGTACGGCCAGATATTTGCGGCGGAACACGGGCTGCAGTATCGGTAGATTACTCGATCTGCTCTACTCCGCCCGCATTGAGCGCGGCCCTGGCGTTTCTCGTTAGTTTGGCCACCTGATCGGCGACCTTCTTTCCGGCCTCTTTATCCGTCACGTTGACGTGGATAGTCGTGGTCGACTTGTCGGTCAGATTCTTTTCGACAATCCGGCGGCCAACACCTTCTCCCCCCTGGTACGCTCTCTCGGAGATATCTGGCCTGCCTCTTGCCCACGCCTGCGCCCGATTGACCAGATCCTCATCCCCTGGCTGACTACCTACGGCGCCTTTGGCTTTGCCGTGCCACTGTCCGGAGCCAAGACCGGGACCTCCCTTCTGTCGGCGGTCTATCAGGTCGATATCATTCAGGAAATTAGTCCTACGACGAGCATCGTTGAAGTCGATTTTCGTGCGTAGCCTCTCTTCGTTGTCAGCAGGGCCTTCCGCTCCAAGCGCCTTCAGCGCGAATTGAGGCAGGCGCAATCCTTGCATCATGTTGATCCAGATATCCTGGATCACAGCAGAACAGATCTGAAAATCCTCTATATTCTTCGCCACGAATCGGCTGACCAGATCTTGCACGACAAGCAAGGTCCGTGCCGCGTTTGGCAAGAAGCTGTCTCCTAGGAAACTCTTTCCACCTTTGCTGTACGTGTACAAATCTTCCAGGGCTAGTCCTAGCAGGACGACCGCCACTAGAGGCAACCCCCAGGCAGCCGCGAAATGGTGCACAGCCGAAATCATCGCAGGCATGCGGGTGATCACAACGGCCGCCAAGCCAGTGAACATCAGCCGAACCAAGGCCCCTCCGGAATTCAGTCTTTGAAGCCCACGGACGAATTCCGTCGTCATTTTGGCCGACTTGATCAGCCCGGGTAGCAGGGCGGCTACTATTTCCTCCTTGAGCTCACCCATCGCGAATTTTGTGCGCTTACCTTCCTTCGTCAGAATCGCAGCGTTTTTGTAGAATTTCTCGACTCCGTGTTTATTGGCCATCAACTCGAAGTCCTCAGCCAACGCTCTGAGCTCCTCTGTGGATTTCGACAGTAGCGGAATCATCTGCATCCCGGCTCGGCCGAATAGTTGCATCGACAAGGCGGCTTTTTCCGACGGATCGCTGATCTGACTCATGCCGTCGGCCACCTTGACGAGCATTTCCGAGACCGGTTCGAGTCCCTTTTTCTTGTCCGTCTCGATCCCGAAGGCGTCGAAAATCCCCTTCATTCTCTTCGACCCGCTGGACGCCTGGCCAAGATCCATATAGAGTCGGCGAATCCCCATGCGTAGATCGTCCGAGCTCACACCTGACAGGTTAGCCTGGTATTCGAGCTTCTTCAACTCTTCTACCGACTCACCGGTCTGTTTAGAGAGCTTATTCAGCGCTCTTGCTTCGTCGAGAGTATGTCCGACTAGATGTGAGAAAATGTAAGCAGAGCCAAGAACTCCTAGCAGGTGGTGCCAATTGCTGGCCAGCGCCGACACAATGCCAGGGCCCTCGGCTGCACGTTGCCAGAGACCGCTCATCGCGATTCCGGCTCTAGAGAATATGCCGGGCGACCGAGAGACAACAGCGTGCGCTCGGTCGAAAGCGGCTATGTCCGCCCCTGTAGTCAACTGTGGCACAGCCGGCGAAACAGGTCGCATCTGCCCGGCGAACCGAAGTTTCGCTTGGACTGCAGACAGTCGATCTGTGGCTGTAGCAGCCTGTCGCATGTGCGACGCCAGTTGCGTTACTTGTGTGTCCGCTTGTCGGAGCTGTGCAGCACCATTGAATTTGACGTCGAACTGGGCGAGTAGCTCACGCAAGGCCATGGTTCATTCTACCCCACAGGCTGATTGGCCAGGTAGTGCAGTTCGTCCCTAACGTCCAACGCCTGATGCGCATCGTCGAAATCTAGCAATGTCCAGCGGTCAAGCTCAGACATCGTGACGGTCATTCGCTGGTCGGTCAGCAACCTCCACAGGTACCAGTCCAGCGTCTCTGGAATTCTGACCGAAACACAGTCCCCTTTTACGGGTTTGACTGGTCGATCGATTTGTCTTCTAAAAAAGCGATCATCTGATTATTTTGCATTCCGTGGATCAACCAAGGCATAACATCGGACGGTCGCCCCATAAAGTGAGCGTCGAAAATGGCCGGCGTCATCTGGAGCTCTTGATTGTCTTTTACAATAAAAGTGTATTTACCAAGCGCCTGGCACATCTCGTCAACCAAGTCGACTGGTAGATCAGACACAATGTCGACCAGGAAATTCTCGGTCGCGGCCTGCAAGACCTGAGCTACCTGATCATCCGTGGCGTTAGTCGGGATCTCGGGCGACTTCGAAGTCGCCGCCGTTTCCCGAATACTTTTCACTACCTGCGTGTACAGTCGATAGCAGGCCAGGCCAGGAAGCATCTCTTGTCGGTATTTGTGCCCGGAAATTTCGAAGGTCTTGCTCATGTGGTCAAGGCTACCACAAATAAGATCTAAGCAGTAAAAATCACCTAGACAACGGCCAGGACTGATCCACAATATATCTATGACAAATCAATCAGTCAGATACGTCGTCAAGATCTCGGCTGCCAGGATGCCTACTGGCTGCTGGGGTACCTACGAGCACGTAGCCCTACTCCGTGTCACGCACGGGCGCACAGTGCGTGTAATTCGCACTTGTGCGGGACAGGAGATTATTGACTACGAGTCGAAGCTATTCCGAGGCAAGTCTCTTCGCTGTGCGGCCGCCAAGGCCGAGGCTCGTATGCGAGCCAGGGCTGCAGAGCTGAATGCCGCCCTGTAAAATGAGGTAGGCCCGGAGACTTTACAATCACCGGGCCATTCCTTTACAATCCGACTTAGTGTCCGCCCTGGAACCTGTTCGGCGCCGGACAGAGGAAGACCCATTCGACCGTAGACTCTTCTGATCCGATCGTATCGTCAGGCATCGATTCGATCTGCGCCGACGTCTCGAGCAAAAGCATCGACCCGCCGCCGTCCTTGACGTATAGCGGAGCAATGCCCAAGCCGGCCGGCCCAAGCAAGGCTAGCGCTAATGCAGCCGACAACTTAGTGTTGAACGGACTACATTGGCGTACCTTCAGAGTGACCTTGCAAGGCGGGTTCGGGTTGAGCTTATTTATACAGGCTCCGTGGAATCCTTCGGTCATAGAAAAGGACTTCGACTGGGCCTCGATTTTGACGGTCCCTTCTTTATCGATGTCCGTCGGGTCGGTCGAAAGCCCTCCGTAGCTGAACGTGTGGTCAGCCAAAGACCATACTTGCTGGGTCATACTAGACTCCAATCTTTCCGCGGATCGCATCCACGTAGTGAATAGCCCCAGCTAGAGTAGCGGCAAATGTTATGCCGCTGAGTTTCCTAGCCGCTTTATCCGCGGCAGAAATATTTGCCAAGGCTGGCATTGTGACAGTAGGCTCCGGATCGTTGGTCAATCCACCGGCTGCAACTCCGGCTGACAAGACCGACTTGATATACCCTTCGATAACGGCTAACCCGTTGGCCGTGAATGGTAGTTTCTCCAACGCGGCAAGACCGGCCACGACTGTCTCTTGGATGCGCGCGTAGAGCCAGTCGACGAAACGGATCACGTCCGTGTATTCTCCGATACACTGCCAGCCGCCGAACGTGCGCCCGGTCCCACCCAAAGTCTCGTACCGATTGCACTTTTTCAGTTCTAGCTGAACCTTTTGACTTGCGGTCAGCCGGTCCGACGGAATTGCTCCCGATACGTTCTTCTGGTGCCAGGTGTCCGACCCAGGAACCGAGGTCAGTCTCTGCCCCATCAGCCCGGCGGAATGCGCCTCGCAGGTGTAGTCGAGAGAGAAATCAAGGCCTGTGCGCGCCCGGGAGGCGGCCTTCAAAGTCGAGGCAACGTCCGACGAGCCGGACGTAATTACTGCCGTGTCGGAAGTCTGACCCTTGTACAGTTTTCGGACGGCCTCTATATGTGTCGCCGTGGCGACGTGTAGAGCCTTCGAGTAGCCGTCGGTCAACAGGCCGTACCAGTCGTCATCCTGCGCAGATATTGCAGCCAGACTGGTCGAAGTCTTGCCCGACAGCGGATAGACCGACAAGTCGGCCACTGTGATATTTGAGGACAATCCTGCGAACGGTACGTCTACACCCGCCGTGCCGGTATAGACCAGATGTGTGACCGGCGTGCCAACAGCGGCGCAAGGTGTTCCACCGACGGCAGTATTTATAGTACTGACCAATTTGGCCACTACCTCAGGAATCGTGTCGTCGGCCGCTAACAAGGTGTACGTCCAGGCGTGCCCGTCAATAGTGCCGGAATAGACAGCCCCCTCAGTAGTAGAGGTAGGTGTTAGTGAGATGATCTTAGATCTATCGACCGGATCGACCGTTTCGTCGGAGAAAACCAGATTGTCGGTCAAATCCACAAAGTCATCGAAGGTCCCGGCTGCGCACGTGTAGATGACGTGTGTCGTTCCGTCCGTGCACGGAGTTCCAGACACGGCCGTATTTATCGCTGTGATCAGCTTGTCCACGACTGCCGAGATCGATGTGTCCTCTGCTAGGACAGTATAGGTCCAGTCAGCACCCGCAATCGTGCCGGAGTACACCTCACCGGTGACGTAGGTCGTGGGGGTCAGATGTATTACACGCGTCAGATTGACTAGCCGAAGACCCACTTTCACCGAGCTCGGGGCCGGAGTCTGCGACAGACAGGCCGCTGCAATCCGATAGCCGGCGTCTGTCGAAAGCCAGCCGTCGTCTAGCATGTCGGCTGCCTCGGTATACGTACGTACCTTGTCTGCGCCGTAGGCCGTCCTTACAGCGGACGAAGCGTCAGCCAAAATCAAAGGTGTCCCGAACCCAGCCTGGGTTATCCGGCTGTTTTCCAGCGTGATGTAGAGATTGCAAATACTCGATAGGCTTGCGGCCATCAAAGACCTCCTAGGCCACAGGGCCCGTGGCTATTGTACCATCGACCGAGGTTCCGTCCAAGTCGCCGGTCAAAGTCGCCTCTCCTATGTACGACGTTGTATGGTGTGTCGCATTGTCGACCACCTGGAGATCTAGCAAGGTCGTGGCGACTTCAAGCGTCCAGCTATCCGTCTCTACTGTAGAGATTTGGATATCTCCGTCCGAGATAATCGACACGCCAATCAGAGACAGATCGTGCAGAGACTCTGGTTCGTACAGTTGGCTGATTATCCGGTCCAATATCGTTACTGCCGCGGTGTCGTCCGCACAGTTCATCGACTTGACTTGTAGTTGTACGACCAGCTTGGTCTGCCGACTCGAAGTCGTCACTAATGATGGATCTGGATGCTCTACTGTTGGCTCCGGCCGAGAATACTCTCTCTCGGGTGCTCCGTAGGTCTTGCGGCTGACCAAGGTCAATAGTACCTGCGCCTGCAGTATATCCGAGATGTACGGGGCCTCTCTACCTGACCACACAACCGTTCCCTCGGGCCACAGCCGTGGAAAATCCACCGACGCCGCTCTTCGGATTGTATTCACTAGCCCGGGCCGAAACGTCGACCAATTCACACAAGCAGTATATCAGCTCTTATTCGACCTGACCTTCGACCGGATTCCGCTACGGAGCTGCCCTGTCAAAATCAGCGGAGTGTCTTTGGCATTCCCGGCCAGATTCAGTGACGCTTTGTACTCCTTCGTCGCCTCTGACAGTTCTGGCGGAATTCCGTCCGCTATCCTTTGCTGTATTTGACCGACCGCCCAAACACCAAAGCGCTTGATTGCGATCTCGGGAGAAGTCTTACGTTTGATGGCGTTCTCCACGATCTTCCGAAGGGCCGATTCATTCTCCTTTTGTTGCCCCTCGAACCAGTCGACGATAAATGACCGTCTAGGCACGCCTATCCCGAGCTCGTGCTTCTCAGCGACCTCGGCTAGAGACTGGCCGGTAGGCTCTTGTCCTTCGACTATCTCTTTCGCTGATGCCCCCTCGGCTTCGTGGATCCCTACAGTCAACGTGTAGTTCCGCGCGATCAGCTTGAGCCAGCCGTCGACCTGCGTTTTGCCCTTCTTTTCGACGACACCGGACATTTCACCACGGTTGTATTCCGGTAACTCCGGCCACCAGTCCGCCAGAGATCAGGCCTGTGCGTAGCGCTTGCAGCCGCCGAGCATAGACGCTAGGTTCTTTATTATTCTTCGCCATTATTCCGGCCGGAGAACTGGCCAGCATGTCTGCTACTGTAAGCCCAAGTGCCTCGTCGTACGAATCACCAAGCGCCGTAGGGCTGAGTCGAGCGACGGCCTTCAGGATTGCCGACGCAATCCCTTCTTCAGACTTCGTGACAAATTCTGGAAAATCTACAAGGAAGGATGTAGGTGTCATGGTCACCTTACAGCGGGGGGAATAGCAGGCCTCCTAGAGCGCCCTCTCTTTCTGGTCGCATCAACCGTCGTTTCCGCCGGTGCTGGAGCTATAGCCAGTGGCTGCTCTTCGACATTGTCCGGCACGTACTGTGCCGATAATTTCTCTTGCTCGACGAGTCGTTCAAAACGTTCACGCTCGGTCCTCGGGAGCCCATCAACCTGTACGTCTGTCAACCGGCCGACTTCTCCTGGACTAAGTACAACTCCGTTCGGCAAAGTCTTGTAGCTGTCCGAACGGTTGACCACGATCCACATGAGAACAGGATACCACAAAGCAAGATGCCTGGCCGGATTAGCGGCCAGGCATCGCAGGACTGACTCTAGATCATAGCATCAAATCAGGAAATCGCAATATCCGCGTACTGCATACTTTGCGGGCGATTGACGCGCGTGCCGCCACATCGAGCAATGCAATCATATTTCGTAAGCATTCCGCGTTGTTGCGGAGGCAGAACTTCAAAGCGGATAGGCAAGATTGCCTCTACGCAGTCCTGGTCTTGTTTATACGCTATTACACGGTGCTTCGAAGAGCCTCCTGCACCGGTCAGCCGATTCCACTGGTCGATACCCGTAATGAACGGATTATTCTGCAGGAAGAATTTCAGCACGGTCGTCGAAGTGTCGTCGACTCGCTTCGAGTTAAGTCGAGCGTACAACTCAGGGGCCATAATCATTCGATTCGGCTTGTGAATTTGCAGCGTCCGAAGAGCCGGAGCGGCCGCAATAACGTTCAGATCGTCAAGCATCTGGTCGGCCGTGCAGTTCGAGTCGATCCAGTCGTGCATTACGCCTGGGTTCGAGTCGACTTCCGAATGATTGATAAATCCAGTCATGTCGTAGCCGGTCTGTCCGGTCAACGTCGACTGTCCAGTAGCAAGCAGATCGTCGATCGAAAGCTCGATCGCGTCACGCGCGGCTTTCGCCTTGTCGGCCTCTAGCGGAATTCCTAGCCTGGCCGCTCGACGGAGCTCGAAAATCGTGAACTGAAAGGCGACTCCTAGTGTATAGACTTTGCCGTACTTTTCCGATACCGAGGTCTCGACTAAAGGCAAATCCTGTGCATCAGCGTTGATTATCCGTGCTCGCCCGGCGTGATCCTTGATTTTCATCACGAACACATCGGCTGTTGGTTCGATGTCCGTAGCGATCGGCACGAACTGAAGGGCTAGGTTGTCCGGATATTCGACCTCGAATACCTTTGAACGAACTTGCTCCAATTCGCGTTGAAGAAACGCGGTTTCGTTTGCGTCCAAACGGCCGAGTCCGTCGGCCGCCTCGGGAACGCAAGCGGCAATGAGTGCCTGGCAACCCAGGGTATATCCGTCTTTTCTAGTTTTCATCAGCCTGGATCTCCCGTTGCGCCCTTGTCTCCGGTCGCGCCCTTGTCTCCGGTCGCGCCCTTGTCTCCGGTCGCGCCCTTGTCTCCAGTTATACCAGGAACACCTACACCGACGCTGAAGTTGACTTCCAGCGCGGCCAGGCCGGCCCCTGTGATTACTCCGTTATACGCGCGAAAACGCGCGCTCGGTACGAGGATACAGTCACCAGCGTCGGCCGTGGCCTCGAAAGTGCCAGTGTCCGCCGCGCCGGTAGTACTCTCGGTCACACGTACGTACGCGGGCGCCATGTCGGCCACCGCGCCTGGTACCTGTACCCAGCAAGTGCCTCGACGAAGGACAGGGATCTCGTCCTGAGCCGCGTACCCGTCGCCCTCTGCGACAGATGAAGCCAGGGAAATTCCCTTGATTCGAGCAGCCTCGGCTTCAGAGCCGGGAAGCTCGCCCACATTTGGGGTTGCGGCCGCGGTAAAAACCGCTCGGCCAAACGCAATTGCCTCTCCTGCTTGCAGGGACGAGATTACTGCGTCGTTTACGTCGTCGGTCATCACCAGCCGGCCGACGTATCCTTGCGTGACAGTGCTAGTGTAACTAGCCTGAATTGCCTGCGTCATTATTGGGCACTCCTCTCGGCCGCCCACTTGTGGGGAGTTTGCTTACACTTGAGGGGCTTCGGTTCCTCGGTCTGAGCGTCCTGCCGTTGAACCGTCTCGATCGCCGTGGCGATTGAGTCTATTCCGTCAACACGTTTGCCCGACAAAACGGCCTGATCAAACAACGCTGAGATGTAGTCTGACGACCTACCATCTAGCTTGACGTCCGGATAGACCTTCGACACGATCTCTTTACGGATGTCGTCATTCGACCTACCATCGAATTTACACTCCGGCTGAATTCGCTGTGCGTCCAGGACTAGCTTGACGCGCTGGTCAACAGCGGTCTGCCCATCCGTCCGTGCCTTAGCTACGGCTTCGGCCGCGCTCTTCACGTCCGCTTCCAGCGCTGTAATTCGAGCGTCTAGCCGGTCTTTCTCGGCCTTTGCGTCGGCCCGGATAGCCGCCACCAGTTCGTCTGGGGTGGCATACTCTTTGCCGTCAAATTTGATCATAGTCTCCTCGGCCGATTGCAAGGCCTCATCAATAGTATACACGCCGTCTAGACGAAATGTAAGCTCACTACCTCCGCGAGCCCACCCTCTAGGACCTAGGCCTATGTGGTTGATCCGGATATTTTTCTGCTGCCCGTCGAACTGCTGCCCGTCGACTTCACCAGGTGTGTCGTCAAAATCGCAATGATATCCACAAGATATCTCGCAAATATCCCCAGCATCTGCCCGAGTAATCGTGTCAGGGTCTGTCACGGCCAGATCGGTAGCGACGAAAAGTCCGTCTTGTCGGGCAATACCCGACACATGCCCTTTTTGATACTTCGGCCTGTCTGCAGTATCCAGCATTTTCGGATGGCCGACCACGACAGGCGCGTCGGCGTACGACGCTAGAGAGTCGGCGTGGAACACCTCCTCTGGAGATCGGTACTCTCGACGAAGAGACCCGTCCGGCCGTCGGTACTCGAAGACACCAGTGCGCGTCGGATGCGCCGGAATACGCACCCCACCCCCGGATATCTTGGTTACTGATTTACTAGCCAGCCGGGAAAAGTCGAATCTGACCTCGGACACACGGTCAGTATATCAGACTAGTACCGAATGTCGTCCTCTACTGGCATCGGAGCAGGTCTTGGCGGGGCGTCAAAAGTAGGTCTAATAACCACCTGGTTCCCATACTCCCCAGTCAGCCATGAATCGATCAAATAGGCCTTCGACAAATCCAAGTAAACGCTAGATGGAATCGGCCCCCAAAAAGCGTACACTTTCACGCCGTTACGGACCAGTTCGAAAACAAACCGGATATGATCAGCTCTTTTTGACGTGCCGACAACACGCCCTCCCAAACCGATTTCTGTGCCATCTTCGAGCTGCCAAAACATTACGTACCCAGTGTAACACTCTCTGCCTCGGAAAGCAAGCCAAAAAAGAAGCGAACCGACCCAGGGTCTTTGGCGTAAACCTCGGCTATTCTCCCCGACTGGATGTATTCCAGCATCATAGACGTAAATTCCGTCGATCCGTCGGCATAGATCTTGCCCATGTACGGATGAAATAGATCGTCCTCTCGCGTGATCTCTTTTATGTCGTATCCGTCGGTCGGTAATATATCTGCCAGTTTCTTGATTGGTCTACCGGCCTGTCTAGAATCCAAGTACGCATTTATCTTACTGCGCCACCTAGGCAGCCCGTCTTCTATCACGTGACCTATCTCGTGTATCGCGGTGCCTGGATCGGTTGTGTCTTCTAATTTCACAAGACCGAACTTGTTGGCGTTCGGTCGCTCGTTCAAGGTCGTGCGTTGCACGGCCACCCGGACAGACGACAACTGTTTTTCAGGGAATATTTCGGCCAAAGACTCGGCCGCTATATTGACCGACCTAGACATATCTACTGTCACTGATGGACCGGTCAAATCCGCGGAAACAGCAATCCCTCCGGTAGCCCGAGTACGCCGTAGCCGATCTACCAGCATTTTGACGGGTGTCTTGCTTTCCTCTCTAGCTGCCTGTAACCACTCCGGTAAATTCACATACGGCGCTCGCAATAACGAGTCGTAACCAGGGAACCGGCTAATCGACCGCAACGTCTTCGGGTCCAAGGTCTCTAGGTCGATATTGACAGCTTGTTCCTCCAAATACTTTCCCCTAGCTAACACCTCAGCGACATCCTTGGGATGTATCCGTTCATAACTCTTCTGTATTTCGGTGATACGCGCCTCGGCTCTCACCAGTGCAGCCTCTTCTTGCTCTGCCTTCAATGCCTCAGCTTCTATTCGGGCCAAACGTTCGGCCTTGAGTTTGGCTAATGCCTCGGCCTTCTCCCTGGCCAGTTGTGCGGCCTGCTGTTCCAGCGACGTCGGCAACGAAGGAATCGGCGCTACCGGAACAGGTGCTGTCGGTACGTAGGGCGATACGATCGGTGTGGGCTCGACAGGGACAGGGACCTCTGGGCCGCCCTCACCGGCCGAGATATACCAACCGTCCGGTCCGAGCACCACCTCGCCCTCCAACTCTGGCAGATAAGGTATGGCCTCGCACCTGCACTGATAGTCCTCTCCCGGGTTGTTCCGGTTTCCGTATTTGTCCGTTACTGGCGGATTATCGTACGAGAATATTTTCCCTTCAAGGCCACGATGAAAAGATCGGACCGACCCGTCTTTCGAGGTAGACCATCGATACAGCTCGACCCCCACCGAGGCGTGCGCCGATCTAGTCAGCCGGGCATTCAACTTCAAAGTCTGATCTCGGGCGATCAACCGGGCTCTTTTCTCGGAAAAGTTCTTCTGTTTCTGCAATCTAGTGGCTAGATCCTCGACTCGAACGCCGTCGAAATCAGTCAGAATCTGTTCAACTTGCTGATATTGCTGCTGATGAAGCGACGCTATTAGCCCAGTATTGTTGTGCCTCCACTGTGAAATGTGCGCCGGAGCAGCCAGATCCTTGTTCGAGATGCCGAACATCCGGGCGTTGTTCTTGTGGACTGTTGACTCAACGGCCGAGGATACTCCGTTCAAGTTCGGTTGCTGCGCCGAAGAATGAAGCATCCTAGTCCGGACCCCATTGATTACCGTGTCCGGAGTGAACCAGACCTTAGCGTCTTGTCGTACGGTCAATAGGTCAAGCCCGTTGGCTTTCAGTTCCTCTTTCAAAGCCTTCGCAAAATCCGAAGCATAGGTCTCGACCTCTGAAATGTACAATGCCTCGGCTCTGTCTGGGGACAAAGGTCGAGGCATTTTATGACGCTTCGAGGATTTCCGACCTAAGAGCCGGAACAATAGACTTGGCACGAATCCAGTATGTCACACGGATTGACTGCTAACTTTGCCGTGCAGTCGGCCAAAATTGCGCGGGCCTGGATGTCGACAGTGATCGCATCGTCGACGAACAACTGGTCGACGCCATTTGTGACTGCCATACAGCGGTCGGCATACTTCCTAGCCGACTGATACCCGCCTTCTAACAGATTCCACCTAGACAGCAACAGCCAGCACTCTTTCCTGTGTGGCCGTAATTGTGACCCTAATGACGCGTAGGTCAGTGCGGTCTGTCTTGCAAATGCGTCTCCTTGGGCGAGATATATTTTAGCTAATCTAACGCAAGCGACGTACCTCTCCTCATAAGATCCTGCCGACTGACTTACACGCCTAGCATACCAGGATTTTGCTTCGTCCGTACGCCCCAACAGAGCGGCTGTCTGGGCTAGATAAAACACGTCTCTAGGTGTCTTATTCTTCAAATTCTTCAATAGTTCGTAATCCTCCAAGTCCTTTCGGCCCTCGGCCCTGCGAATGCTGTCAAAGCCCAGGCGATAGACGGAGTCACAAAGAGACCCTTGGTCCGTCAACGGCAGATCCAAGTACTCATGTGTGACGCCTACGTACTTCATAGCTATCCCTGGCTTGAGCAGCCGGGGGTAGTAGAAAGTATTACCTTCCGAGTAGCACTTCAGCCGATAGGCCGAGGCAAGTAACCAGTCAGGCCGAGGAAGAGCTTCTATCTGATCGTCCGCGTCCAATATCAGGAGATAATGATCCGGATAGACCCGGCTGGCGATCTCATAGACCTCCGTCCGAGTCGTACCAAAGTCTCGCCACTCCGTGTGCCGGACAGTTGCCGCCTTGCCTTCGTTCGAGCAAGCCGCCATGAAGACTTTCTCCGTCCCGTCGGTCGACCCGGTATCAACCAGCAGGAATGAGTCGACGTGTTTAGCCGCCGATTTCACGGCCCTGGTGATTATCGGGGCCTCGTTCTTCGCCATTATCACGCACGCGATCGGTGTTCGACTGTATTTCAGCGTCAATTTCGGCCTCGTCTACTGGTTGCGGCCCTTTGGACAATAACGTAAGTTCCTTGGATAAGGCACTTTTTCTCGCAGCCAAGTCTACCCCTGAATAACCAGATGTCCAGACTTTATTTTGATACCGGCTAAGTGCTACCTCCTCGGGCAACAGGACCTCCGACTGGATGGCTGCAGCATCAGCAGCTGCCCATTGCGCGTGCACCTGGGCTTCCTCTAGATCAGTCATTGTCCAAAGATTTCCCCAGTCCAAAGATATCTTAGCGTCCGGACGGCCGAGCAGAATAGCAGCTATCTGTGCCACTTGAAGAATACGTGGCTCGACGATCTTCTTTCTTGAGACCTTCGTCCGGTCGAAGAACCAGCGCAAGTCCCCGTCGGACGTTTGCCCTAGCCCCCCTACCTGCTGACCGAATAGGATCAGCACAGGCGTCTGCACTGCCCCTGAAAGACGTAGCTCTGATTCATGTAGCAGGTCTGGCAGCCCAGCAAACGAAGCATTATGTCGTTCGTACGACTCTTGGTCCTTGTCAATTATTATTGACTTCAGGACAGACTTGTACAGATCCAGCAGCCCGAATCTCTCTGACAACCTATCCCCTTGGCCGTCCATTATCTTCTCCCACAATCCGGCCACCTGGTACACACCCTGACTGCCGTCGGTCAGTAGGACTGAGACACCCTTCCAGAAGGTTTCAAACAACTGAAGAGTCGGCCAAACCCTGTCCAAGACAGAATAGTCCCACGAACCGTTATTCTCTCGCTCTCTGCGGCCGGTCCGCACGCCAGGCCATAGAACCATCCGTGACTCATGAATCTCTCGCGTGTCTGCGTTCTGCGTCCAGTCCGATCCGCTGGTCTGATAGCCGGTATACGCAGTCTCAGGGACGATGTAGTACGTCTCGGGTAACCCGGCCTTCGGCCCTATTAGGTACCTTCTATTAGGCCAAAGATATCGTCGGTCGATGGTCCGAACCCAGTCGAAGCGCTTTACTCGTGAAGTATCTAGCGGATCAGCTGCACCGCCGCCGTCGTCAGCACCCAGGACAGTAGCACCTCCGCCGAACAGCCGACCCCAAATACGACCGTCCAGAAAAGCACTGTCCAAAGCCAGTTCTTGTAGTTTTTCTTGAATTTGCTGACCAAATTTGCCATCTACGTCTCCGTCAACCTTTACTTGATACTCTGCCCGGAACTCCTCTTCAGCCTGCGCCTCAATCACTCGAGCCGACATATCGTGACCGTGATAGAGGGCCGACAACACCTCTGTGTCCAGGGCCGGTCTCCGGTCGAATGACATGGCGGCTGTCTTGTCGGTCAGCGAGCCGTACCCTGTAATCGAATTTTTCCAGCCCCCGTACGAGGATGCGGTCAGCAGCGAGTCGAAGTGCGTACGGAGGTCGGTCATGTGGCCATTATATCTGTTCCTCGGTCAACGCTGTTTTCGCAGCGTGTCAAGGGCGTCCCACATAGATATACCATTCCCCACTAAATATTTCAAGGCCTGCGTTTCGGCGTCGACCCGATCATCGTGTGCCCCTCTAGGGAAACGCAGTATCTCTGCCACGTGCTCTACCACCCAGGGGGCCAATGTAGGTGAGGGGTACTCAACACAGCCAGCCTCGTGTAGGTAGGCTACCGCATTGGCTCGGCTCTCCTTCCCACCCTCCGGCTCGACCGGGATAATTCCAGGGATCTCTTTCTTCAGCGTATCGATAACGGCCGGGCCGTTGGCCTTGTCCTCGATCAGAATTGCTCCAATATCAGGCCATTTCTTCTTGACCTGCCGAACGACCTGCACAGTCTCTGTGAAAGTCATCTGCTCAGCTATTTCGTCAAGAAGTGAATACTTGGCTGCCGTTGCGCCCCACACTTGCACCGCTACGTTGTCGGACTCGGCTGTTTTCTTGAACGTACAGTCGACCGACATTATCTTTCTACTGACCTGCGGGATTTTCTCGTAGTACCGCAACCACTTTTCTTTGAACGTCCCTCCGGTCGGAAGCACTGGGTCCTGCTCAAGCTGCGCCGGCGCATGCACACCCAGTTTTTTGGCTAATTTCTGGACGGTCTCCTCATCAAATCGCCCAGGCCACAACAATTCGCCCTGCTGCGTTCGAGGATCCTTCCCTATCCCCGGCTGGTCGAACGCCCGGGTCGGATCGAAGTGCATTGGTAATACGATGCGAAGCGGGTGATCTTTCTTGGCCAGGTAGCCGCTAAGATCTAGATCGTGTAGCCTCTGCATAATCCCTAAGTATCTCGCACACTTAGGGTCTCTGACTCGAGTGGACATGGTGCCGTCCCACCAGTCCACGCACTTCTGCAGGGCTTTTCCTGTAGTTTCTCGGCCGCCCATTACGTCAAGCGGTTTGATCGGGTCGTCAAATACACGCAAATGAGCGTGATACCCGACAGCTTTCGAGCCCACAGACGTCGATAATCTGAACCCGCCGGCCGCATTAGAGAAGTGTGTAGCCGCTGGGTTCGATCCTACTAACTGGACCTCTGGCCAACGTCGTCTGTACCAATCAGACTGCAAAATCTGTAGACATGCCTGGGCGTCTCGAATACTGATCCCGATATCCGCGGAGGCGTAGAGTGAGCAAAAAGCCGGCCACTCTGTCCAAATCCAGGCCGGAAGAAAGACACAAAACAGTCTAGATTTGGTCGTACCGGGCGGCTGATTGCACAACACTTCAGGGGTCACGCCTGCCACACAATGCATGGCGACATCGCACATTAGACGATGGTGCCAATTTTCCTGAAACGGCGCGCCCGGCTCGACGATATGCCAGGCGCGCCGAACGAACTCGATCAGTCCCCTACGCGAAATCAGTTCTCGGTCAACGGCCGCTTGCGTAGGGATCACACCAACATCGTATCAGTCTTGAGCACCCACTCAGAAGCTAGCCCATATGCTCCGTCCAAATCACCACCCCTAAAAATGTATGGCGCCTGCTCGTCTGATGAGTCCTCCAACCAGACCTCACAATCCCCAAAAACACGGACGGACCGGGCAAAGGAATTCAGCCAACGTTCTACAGACAGCCGACACATCAGCCGGTCACATGCTCTCATTAGGCACCACTACCTTCCCCAAGGCCGAGAAAACATCGCAGAATCTAGTCGCATTGCTCCCTATATAGATCAGCGCATTGGCGCACGAAGGCGACGACACATTCTTTCCGGCCGGGCTTGGAAAGCGGAGTCTCTCGGCCGGGTAACAGACCGGATAGTTCAGTGCACAGGCCCAATCCTCGAATTGCTGTGTTATCCTCAGCAATTCGATGTTGAAGGCCAGAAATATGCCCTGATTGAAAGTACGCTTGGACGCTTCAAAAGCAAATCTGCGGAACCAAATAGCCGCTTTCGAGCGTCGCTGATCGTCGACCCCCCCGGGCGGATTGCAGAAACAGTTCTCTGAGGACGGCCAAGCAACTCGCAGGCCGTCCTCAGCAGAAGTCAAGATCTTGGCCGCCCCGACTGACTCGTTGGCCTCCAGGTCGGTCGCCGGGTCTAAATCTATCCTTCCGTCAAATACCTCTCGGACCAACAACAACACTTGCTCCGGCGACCGACGTGCATTGTCCGGGTCCTGCCTACCTATCGTGGTCACGTCGGGCCCTCCGCCAGACAGCAGGCGAAAGCTGCCCGTAGACCTGCATGATACAAGTTAGGCTGGTCGTCCCCTTCAGAATCTAGCCACCCTGGCGCTGATCGGCTATTATTCTTGTCCACTCCCATCCACGCCTTCTCTGCGTGGTTCTTCGCGTGCCTTGCATGCTCCTCCGCTGAGAGACTAAGCCACGTCTCGTGTCTGTATTTCTCCGGACGCTTGTTCGAAACTCGGCACATACCGATGACAAAATCAGTAATCGCTTCGATCGTCTCCGGCAGCACATCAGCGTCCAAAGCCAGAGCTACCGCATGTCGGATATTTTCCTTACAGTCAGCCAAGGTCTGCCGGTTGTCTAACTTGTCTGACATACTACCTCCGTGAGTTCGGCGGGCCGAACCGGACAAATTCGCCAAGCGTCATCTACACGTATTTGCAGCTCCACCCAAAATTCCGGTACCCGGTAGATCCGACCATCCGAGTCCGTGTATCTTTTTGCTGGGTGCTGCAGCATGTCTGTCAACGCGACCAGCAACGGAACTGGTAATGCCTCTCGGCGCGTAGAAGACCAGCAAACCTGCCGAAATACAGACAAAAGCATATCTGTAGGGCGCCAACAACCCTCACTGTCGGACCTCTCCAAACGCCCATTTCTCACTTGATATAGGACCTCGCCTCGCATGATAATCTCACCGGCCGACAATAGTTGAAATGCCTCCGACCAACTGACCTCTTTATCCTTGATGTATCTAGTGTTCATTTGCTGCCTTTCTCGTCAATCTGTCAAGTAATACTATTTCCTCGTCGGTCAGTCGAGACAAATCGACAGCCGTGGCGTTTTCTCCTACATTGCTCCCATCGGTCAACAATTTTTCCAGCTCTACTACTATTTTCATAGATCTAACAAGATCGGCAAACGGCACGAGCGGCGCGCTGGATGCAGTCGACTGGGCGTAGTGCTTTACCAACTCGCTCCGCATGAGCTGTCCCATCAGCGCTAGCGCGGCCAGGTGCCGGCGCACCGACACGTCGGGTCCAGGAGCATCAGGTACGGCTAGCACATAGTCGTCGTAAGCCTTGGCCCGAGTCGACCAACCTCTTAGTGAGGCCAAGGCCGACGAAGGGACTGGACGGGACGGGCCGGCCGTCAGCCAGACCTGGAACGCAGTGAACTCCGCCGGGCTCTCGTCCGCTCTCGGAGCCCATGGGACTTGCTCGACATGCTCCAGTGGTGTGGGCGTGCGCATCGCCCCACATCTTAGCAGTCACACCTGAAATCCCAAATTCCCATTTTCAAAGGCCTTTGGGAAAACACTTTTGGCCGATTTACTCAACGTTTACAAGCAGTTAGTCTCAAATGGGATTCTATTATCCCATTTTGCCCTCCCAAACTACGGCTCAAAAGCAAAATCCTAAAACCCTATTTTTTGAGTCTTTTGTCTTTTCCTTTTTGACAGAGATTCTTTCCAAATTTCTTCCCATTTGGGATTTCGACTAAGAGTCAGAATAAGA